GGAGGTGACCGCGGTGCCATCCGCGATCACCGAGGAGATGGCGGTCACGGGGCGCTGCGGGAGGTGGGCGACGCCGGCCGCTGGCTGGACGGTGGCGTTGAACGGCCCGGAGACGATCTGTTGACCGTGCGCGCCCGCGAGCACCGAGGACGACGCCATCTCCAAGAGGCGCAGCACGCGGTCGAAGTCGACGGCGGCCGGGTCCTTCCCGGTGATGGCGAGGTAGTCCTCGATGCTCGCGAGCGTGCTCACGGTCAGATGTCGAGGCCGGTGACGAGCCCGTGGTGGCTCTCTGCGCCGTAGGCCAGGCCCACTTCGCCGTAGAGCTGCACGTCATCGGAGGCACCGGTCTTGGCCAGCGGCTCGGCGAAGAAGTGACCCTTGCCGGGCACCTCGAGGAACACCGGGGCGAGCTCTTCGAGGCTCGCCACGCAGATTGCGTCCTGCGGCATGAACCGGTTCAGCATCACGTTCACGATGCCGAAGTCCGTCACGATGGTCTCCACGGCGACACCGCCGACGGTACGGCTGGTCTCGTTGAACTTGCCGTAGGCGCCGGCGTAGGCGGCCGTGATGGCCCGCTTCTGCACCGAGTTGACGATCAGCGTCGCGACCGCCATGTCCTTGAGCCCACCGCCGTCCCAGACCTGCTGGAGGATGTCGTCGACGTGCGAGGTCGTGAGCGTGGTCGTCCAGGGGAGCCGGTACTGCACGGTGGCGGTGCCGATCGTGACGGCCGCACCACCGGCGGAGGCGGCGACCTTGAACGAACCCGAGGCCTTGTCGCGGACGTGGTAGATCCGTCCCACCTGCAGGGTCGTCGAGGCGCCCACGTCGGTGAAGATGATCTTGTCGGCGTTCGAGACGGGGGTGGAAGCCTCGGTCACGGTGTCGGTGGCCGCCGACAGGGCGGCAGAGGTGGCGGTGGCCTTGGCCTGCAGGTTCGTGGTGATCGCTGCGAGCAGGCCGCGGGTCTTGCGGGCCGTGGTGTTGTCCGAAGGCTTCTGGTAGGAGCCGTTGATGAACGAGTACTCGATGTCCCGCGCCATCGCGATGAGTTCCTGGCGGACCTGCCAGTCGAGCTCGTTGGTGACCGGGTTCATCAGGTCGTTGTTGCTGCCGGCCTTGAGACCGACGGCGGCGAGCTTGGTGTAGCTCGTGGCGACCTTGGACTGCTGAACCTGGACGACGTTGGTCACGTTGCCGCGGACGCGGGCGGTGGCCGTGGGGGCGGTGGCACCCTCGAGCGCCACGTTCTGCCCGGCGTTGCGCCCGTCGCTGGTCTGCCACTCGAACTCGGTCGAGGTGGTCTGGCGTCCCCCGGTCAGCCCACCGATGGCGGTGAGCAGAGGGGTCTCGCTCGGCGTGATCGAGATGAGCTCGCCGGTGTAGTTGGGGAGGTTGTACGTGGTACCGAGGCCGGTGATCCCGGACATGGCGGTCTCCTTCTTGGAGGTGTGTGGGGTTGAACGGCCCCGGGATCGGGGTCGGTACTACGATCCCGCGAGTGCCGCGAGCTTCTGGTTGTTGAGCGAGATGGCCAGATCGATGTTCCCGCCCTTGCGCGCGGCTGCGATCTGGTCGTCGAGGCTCTTCTCTGCGGGCGTGCCGCCCTGTGGCCCACCATCGGCCGACCCATGGGAGGGCCTCGTGAGGTCCGCGTACTTCTTGGCGTGCGCGGCCACCTTGTCGGTGTCCACCTCGCCCTGGTCGTCGAGGAACCGGGACAGATCCAGGTCCTCGACGATGTCCCTGGGGACGCCGGCGGCCTTGAGCTCGGCGGCTGCGAGCTTGGCGCCGAACTCGGTCCGGGCTTCGGCCCTGGCGGCCTCCCGGGCGTCCTCGACGGCCTTCTCCTGGTCGCTCAGGCCGGCCTTGCGGAGCTTGTCGAGCTCCGCGGCGTTGACCTTGGCCTGCTTCTCGTGCTTGCGGGCGAGCGCCTTCCACTTCGTGGCTTCCTGGTCGCCCGCACCATCGGATCCCGTGCCGGTGTCACCCTCGGCGCCGTCGGTGCCGGTGTCGGCTCCGTCGGCGCCCTCGGCGCCACCGCCTTCGGTGCCGGTGTCATCACCGGTGCCGGCGTCGGCCCCGTCGCCCTCATCGGTCGCGGCGCCGGCCACTCGGACGGCGAGGGTGCCGTCCGGGAGGAAGTAGCGCCCCACCACTGGGGAGTGGAGGAGGTCGAGGGGTGAAGCGGGGGCAGGGTCGCGGTGCATTGGTTGGGTCTCCCATGTCGGGTGGTGGTGCCCCATGTCGGGGCGGGGAACTACCGGGCGAGCTGGTGGGTGCCGGTGGTGAGCTGGCGGATCCGTTCAGCCGATCGCTCGGCCCGGGTCTCCCACTCCTGCTCGCGGATCGACAGCCGTTCCCGGCGAAGCGGGTCGGTCTCGGTCAGGATCCCGTCGCGTGCCTCGGCCTGGCGGCGTCGGGCGGTGCGTTCGGACTGGCGGAGCTTGCCCAGCTGCTTGTACTTGCGGACCTCGACATCGCCGCCGGCGGCATCGATGAGCTTCCGGTTGTGCTCGGCGACCGCCTCGACCGGTTGCGGGAGGCAGTCGCAACGTGAATGGCCGAAGGTGGCCGAGGCGGCGGAGGGGAACACGGCCGAAGCGAGCGAGAGGCACCACCTGCAGGAGGTCCCGGACACTCGTCGTTGCCACTTCGTGCGGGGTGGTGCGGCGTCCGCGAGCGCTTCGCGGGCGGACCTGTACGCGATGTCGTGGCCGAGGTCGTCGACCACCTGGCGGGCGGCGTCGGTGGCCTCGGTGAACGTTGCTCCGTTGGCCATGAGCCGGCCGATCCGGTCAGAGGGGTCCCACAGCCGTGCGGCGGCGTCGGCGGGGATGAGCTCGGAGGCGGTGCCGACTTGGCCGGGGAACGTGGCCTCGAGGTAGGCGGTCGAGAGATCGATGCTCACCCGGGCGGAGGCTTCGATCAGGGGGCGTGTGATTCGGTGGAAGTCGTCGAGCTCGGCCTGGCCCCACGGTGCGAGGGTGTCCCAGATGGCGAGGACACGTCGTCGGGTCTCGCCGGCGAGGGCGTCGACCTGGGCGGCGAAGGTGTCGGAGACGGCCTCAGGGGGCACCGGGCGCCTCGGTGGCCGCAGCCGCGTTGGTCAGCGGCGTGGCGGCTTCTGGGCCAAGGCGGAGACCGTCGGCGATGGCTTCGATCTTCCACCGGTAGGCCTCGGCCTGGTCGACGCCGGGGAACATCGCGAACGTGGCCTGCTTGGGGGCGCCGAGCGCGTTCGCCTGCACGGCGAGGTTCGCTTGTTCGGTGGCCGTGCGCCGGTCGAACTCTCCCCACGCCACGGTGATCGCCGGGTCGGCGGCCTTCTCGTTGCCCTCGATGAACAGGGCGAGGCGCATCACCTCGGACCACGTCTCGCCGAACGCCCGCGAGTGCACCTTGAGCTTGTCGGACTGGATCCCTTCGATCCGGGCCATCATGTCGGCGGCCACGTTCATCATCTCGCCGAGCGCAAACGCGTAGGGCGGGGTCCCGGAGCTCGTCGCCACGATGTTGATCCAGAACTCGAGCACATCGAGGAACGGCCGGAAGTCGGCTTGCGCGAACTCGCCCACCTTGGGGACCGTGCCGTCCTCGTTGTTGAACACCATCAGCCGGGAGGCCCCGGCCCGGATCATCTCGGCCGTGTCGGGCTTCCCGTCGTCCAGCGTCGGGTAGTCCCAGTCGGTCGCCCATCGCTGCCGGTACGCCTGGTTCTCCAGCGTGATCAGCATGTCCATCACGGTGGCGTTGAGCTTGCGCTGCTCGTTGATCTGGCCGGCGAACTCGGGGACTCCGCCACCGAAGCGGGAGGCCTTGAGCGGGGCGTTCGCCCGGGCCTCGAGCATCGGGACCACGCCGAACGGGTTCGGGAGGGGCCATGCTTCGCCGGGCACCTCGCGTGGCTTCCATGACTGCTGGCCGACTGCGACTGCGGGGACGATGGGGTCGGATCCGACGTGCACTGTTGCGGTGACCGCTGGGGCGGCTCCGGGGGCCTGGTACTTGTAGATCTCGGTCGGGGTGTAGTGGGTGGCGCAGAAGCGGTCGTCGTCGTCCACCCACCGCTTGAGAGCGGCGCGACGGCGGCGGCGCGAGCCGGCTTCGTAGGCGATGATCACCTGTGACGGGTCCTCGACGGTGATCTCCGCGAGCCCGTCGGGTCCGACCCACACCAGCACGGGGGCGGATCCGCAGCGGAGGGCGGCGGCCTGGGTGAGATCGGAGTCGCCGTCGAGGTGGTTCCGGCGCCAGATGTCCCACGCCTGGGTATCGGTGGAGGTCGGAGAAGCGGAGAACCGGAACCCTTCGACGTTGAGGCGGGCGGCCGGGACCTTGACGACCGGGGCGAGCACGTTGGTCACCGAGAGCTTGGCCATCGCCGTGAAAGAGGCCCGCGCCGCCAGGTCCACGGCAGCGGCGGTGTTGTTCGGAGGGTCGGGGATCGGGTGATCACCGGAGAACCACGCGTCGGCTGCGGCCACGGCCTTCGCCCGAGCGTCGAGCGCCTCAGAGAGATGCACCACCAGGTCGATCGGTTCCATGGTGCGCCCTCCTCTCATCGGTCAGATGAACACGGCCCGCTTGCGCTTCCCGCGCTTGAGGGCCCCGGACGCGATGGCGTCACCGGCGGCCTCGTGGGCCAACAGGCCCGCCATGCGGGCATCGATCTTGAGCGGCGACTTCGGGGCCTTCTTCTGGATCGTCCAGAGGAACCGCCCCTCGTCGTCGCGGATCATGGTCTGGCGCTTCTGCGCGTTGAGGTGGTGGGCGGCCAACGTCGGGTCGCCGTCGTGGGTCATGGCGCCGGCGGCGAGCTTCTGGTCGAACGCCCGGACGCAATGGGCCATCGGACGCTGGCGGTTGGTCCACCACTTCTTGACCGGGCCGAAGGCGCCGGCCCAGCGGTCGACCTCGTCTTCCCAGTACGGCGGATCGCAGTAGGCGAGCGACACCTTCCACCGGTCGAAGGTCATCTCCATGGCCTCGTTCACGTCGACCCCGGGAACTTCCCAGTCGTCGTCGTCGAGCTCAGGCGGCTTCTCCCACGTGGCGATGTGGAACTCGTGCGAGTCCTCGAGGCGGACGCCGATGAGACCGGTGGAGTCGTGGAAGCGGGCGCCGTCGAAGCCGATGGCAATCAGGTCGCCGTCGGGTGGGGTGGTCAGGCCTTCGGGGTGGATGCGGGCGGCCCACGTCTCGGCGTCCCACGCGGCGTCGGCGCCGGCCCAGGTCTCGTTGAGGTAGAAGCGCCGGGAGTCGGCCTCGGTGTTGTTCGGGTCGCGGATCTCCTCGATGATCCGCTCGATGTCGACCCACGGTGAGTCGCGGTACACGATCTTGAGCGACCGTCGCAGCATGCGCGTGTCCGAGAGGGAGACCACGTGCGGGGCCTGCGGCTTGCGCTGGTAGATGCCTTCGGCTCGGGCGGCGACGGCCTCGTCCGTGGCCTGGGCGACGGACTGGATCGACGGGTCGTAGTTGTTGGTCGTCTCGAGGCCGAACCCGTCCATCTTGCCGAGGTTCCGGTCGATGGTTCGGGAGAGCTTGACCCCACCGTTGCTCGGGGTCCAGAGGTGGGTCTCGTCCTTCACGGCAGCGGTGATCGGTTGGCCCTCACGGGCACCGGCCGAGGCGGTCACCTTGTCGATCCGGGCCCGGTGGTTCGATCGGCGGACGGTGCGGGTGTCGCCCACGTCGAGGCCGAGCTCGTCGGCGGCGCGGCCGTCGTGCTCGGTCAGGAGCTCCTGCAGGGCGCCGTAGGTGTTGTCGGTCTGATCGAGCGAGACAGCGGCGATCTGCACCCATGGGGTCGGCTTCGTGCGGGGCCGGCCGACCGGCTCGCCGTCAGCGTCCCACCCGTCGAACACGACCTCGAGCTCGAGCTCTGCGATCGCGAACATGGCGGCCTCCGGCGACTTGCCGGTGCCCTTGCTGCCCATGAGCTGACCGCGCCGGTAGATCCGGCGGCCGGTCTCGGGGTGGATCCTGTAGGCGTGCACGAGCGTCCGGCGCTGCTCGTCGGTGCGCAGCATCCAGGGGAACACCGCGTCGAGGTGCTCGGCGATCGCGTGGCCGAGCGATGGGAACAGGTCGTCGAGGTACGGGGACCCGGCGACCGGTCCGCGCCACGGCATCAGGCCACGGTCAGGCGGCGAGCCTTCGAGCGCTGGCTCTTGGG